CAACAAGGTCCGTGCCATTCACGTTGTACTTGGGGACATCGTTGGTGATATCCGTAGACGGTAGGTTATTTGTCTTGACGAGCGTGATACCCGCAATCTTGCGGACACGGCCTTCGTCGAGGCCACCGTTGCTATTGGTGAGGTCCTTGTCGATGAAGTCGGTCTGCTGCGCGAGGAGGTAGTACTGCGCGGGCTTCACGTAGAAGAAACGCTCGTCCTCGGGGACGTTCTTCTCGTCGAACACCTTGGCAACCGTGAACAACGTGGCAGCAAGGGACGATCCGCTGGTATCACCATCGGCGTCCTGGATATAGCCGCCATCCGGCTGGCCTGCCTGTCCCGAAGCACGGGCAGCAAGAACGCCCATCTGAAGGACGTGCTTGTCGAACTTCTGCGCGAGCGCATCGCCAACATCCTTGGTATACTCGGCCCGCGTATCGTAATGATTCATGGCTTCGTCAATCGAAGCAACGAAGCGGGGAGCAATCAGCATGTCGTCGATGGTGATGAGACGCTCGTTGTGGGCAATCTGCCCGCCGAGGATCTCAGTGCCAGGGGTGTGATACTCAGAGTCTCCGACTCCAAGCTCCGGGAACTGCGCGGTCTTGCCGCTGGAAATAGACTTGACGCGGTGCCGTTCCATGGTGACAGTCTTGGTACGGAAAGCAGCAAGAGTCTCACCGGCGAAGACAGTAAGGAACAGCGCCTTTGCATCGCCCGAAAGCTCGGCCTGGCCGAGTCGGGACACGACTGCATTTGACATTGTAAGCTCCTAATGGGAGGTAGGTTTGGTGGGAATTGCTCGCTTACTTATGCCTAACTTCAAAGACACGCACACAGACCTGACCACAGGTTGTCTCTCGGAAGAGGCCACGTGCGGTACGGGTGGGACTGAGGGGAGGAGTAAGGTGGGCGAATGGAAAAATACCGCCTGCTTGGATTTGCACCATGCATTTCCCAGCAACAGCTAGGTGTCCTAACTTAGACGAAGGCGGCGGGTAGGTCCCGCAGGGAGGAGGAGGAGGAGGAGGAGGGGACGGGACCTAAAGGAGGGATCGGTAGGGATCGTTACGCTTTCTTGAAGAATTTGGACCGGGCGATCTTGGCTTCGACCTGTGCCCTGTAGTGGGCATCCTTGAGATACCGGGGGTCCTGAATAGCACTCTGAAATTCCGTGCTATTGGCGAACACATCCCCGATTGAGGAAGGCGACTTGCCGGAGATCAACACAGGCTCCTGGGGGAACTCTGCGTTGTACGCAGCCTGCACACCGCGAAGCACAAGGTTGATTTCCCCGGTGTCCCCGGAGGCCACAGCCTTGTTATAGGCGTTGATCTCCTCGGTCTTCAGGTTGGTCTTGGCGAACTCAATCAGCTTCTCGAAGTTCTCCTTGCCCCCAACGGACTCGAAGACCTGATTCGCTGTCTGCTCTGCGCGGGCCACCTGACCGGAGATGAACGTATCAACCTGATCGGCTGTGATACCCTTGGCGAAGATCTCCGCATAGCTTGCGGAAGAAAGTGAGCCATTCTCCGAATACTCCTGGGAGTACTTGGCGAAGTCCAGGCCCTTCTCCTTGAGAGCGGCCTGTGCCTGTGTCTCCTCGGCTGTCGGGCCACTTGGAGGCTGGGCACCCTGCTTGGTCTCAAGCTCCTTGTAGGCTTGCGCCATGTCTTCAGGAGTCTTGAACTTCTCAGGGAGCCATTCCGGGCGGGCAGGCTCCTCAGCAGGTGTTTCGGCGGTAGCGGGCTTGTTCGCTTCGTCTGTTGCAGGGGCGTCGGTAGGAGCGTTCGGCCCCGTCTCCGGGGTCTGGATAGTGATAGTGTCTACGGCGTCAGCCATTGGTCTCCCTTGGTTTTAAGCGGACGGTGGCGGCGAAGGCTGCTGCTGTTGATTGGCTTCCCTGATGCCGGACCCGATCTGGGTCACAGCGTTGGGGAGCCCCTTCTCAGCAAGCTGGCTCATCTGTGCGTTCTGCTGTTCCGCTTGCAGTTCGTCTTGAGTCTTGAGAATGTCCTCATCAATACCAGCGGCGATAGCACGCTTGCGGTAGACACGATCCATATGAAGGAACGCTCTACGGTCCTCGGGATCAATGGGCTCAAGGAACCTGTCGAGTTTGTTGAGTTCGTGGGATCGTCCCAGAGCTTCCAGCCCCGCTACAATCTCAGGCTTGGCTGAGTTCTTGGGGAGGTTCGGAAGCTTGTTCTTACGCGTCAAAAGGTGAAGAATGCGGTTTACAAGGGGGATCTGGAGTTCCTGGGACAGGAGGGAGTAACCTCCGGCCAGGCCGTCTTCGAGTTCCCCCGATACATACCTGATCTCCTCAGCGGTCAGGCGTTCCGCGTTGCGGCGCACTGCGCTGTTCAGGAGGAAGGAAAAGCTCAGGCGTTCTTCAATCTTCGATGCAAGTTCGAACGCAAAACGGAAGTCCGAAAGCTTATCCACCTTCAGGACTGTCACGTCGTCGGCAGAGCCGTCGCGGACGGCGAGGTTATCCGAATCGGAGATGGTCTTCTTGCTGGTAACGCCATTAGGGTTGACTAGCAGAAGGACCTTGCTCATTGCTGCGGCACCCTCGACCATAGCCATTGAGAGCCCCTCAAGTGTCCGTAGGTCTCCGAGGTTCTCTTCGGTGAACCCCCGCCCGTAGGCTTCGCCGTCGATCTTGCGGAAGCGGAGCGGGATGTAGGCGCACTTGTCCTTGGGGTAGGTTCCCTGAGATCCGGGCACGATGTGTCCGTTGATCTCCTGTTCCACTTTCCACGAACCACTGGCAACCCGTTCAACGTTTGTGTATATCGGAACGGTTTGCTTGTGGTCCTTCGCCGGGTCCCCATCTTCGGGGGCGGCGCTGTCTTCGAGGAGGCTCAACTGTTCCTCAGTGAGGGTCTCCTTTGAGACAAGTTCCTTGACGACGATACGCAGGGCGGGACCGTGCGGTGAGCGGAAGACGACGTACTGTGTGAGTGGAAAGATTCGGGAGCCGCCGTCAGAGGGGATGTGGAGGAGAACGTTTCCCACACACAGAAGGTGAAGAAGGGCCTCGCTAAGGGTAACCCGTATGGCTTCCTGCTCCACGTATGTCGTCACAACGTCAGCTATTTTGGCAAGCCCGGCTGTGATCTGATCTTTAAGCTCGGGGTTCTCTTGAGCCAGCTCCTCAAGCACAAACTCGTCAACCGACATGCGAAAGAACGGGTGGTTCGGGGGAAACAGGGCCAGGAGGAGCTTCGCTGCGAGGTTCTTGAGGCCCCGTGCGCCTACACTCTGGTACGGCTGATACTGATCTGTCGAAGCGGTAGACCCCTCGGGCAGCATGAGCGAAGGAATTGTCAGCTTGGCCGCTTCGCGGGCGCGTGTCAGGTAGACATCACGGTCTCCGCTCGCAGCCTCATATAGGGCAGCGACCGTGTTAGGGCGCACCTCAGCGGGTGTCGTCATTTGCTGCTCCTTGTGCAGGCAGGTAGGTTAGGCGGTGCGGGTAATACGCAGGCCAGCGGCTCCACGCCTGCGCCGATCAATGGCACGCCCATCGACGTCTCTGGTATGCATCTGCGCGGTTCCGATGAACTGCGCCCCCTGCTCAGCGGCAGGAGGAGGCAGGAAGGGCAACTGCGTTAGCCGACGCTCGGACCTGTTGCGGTCGAAGACTTCCTGATTCGTTGCCACGAAGTTTGGGTTGTCAAGCGGGCCGAGAATGGTGTTGATCTTGCGATCAGAAGTGTTGACTGGCGTGGGGGCTCCACACATAGCGGGTGTCTCCTAGCTGATAGGGGTCTCCAGTTGCTCATCACACTTGATGCGCAGGTACCGGACCATTGCCACCTTTCCCGCGTAGTGATAAATTGCCTGCACAGAGGCCCCCAAGTCGGGGCACTTTGGAGGGAAGAGGCCCTCCAGGTACGTCACAAGTTCGGGAGGGATCGCTGGAAAGTCTTGTGTTATCATAGGGTTACCTTGCTGGCCCCTGAAAAGATGTTCTACTGTATGTTTTAAGGCAACCTTTCAGGAGTTATTGATTTTAAAGGGGTTAGAGGAGAGATCCGCGAAGCCCATACCCCGCAATGTCCAGGAACGGGTTCTCCTCGAAGGCTCCCTTGTTGTTGGCAACACGCTTGAGCTTGTCTGAGATGCGCACAATCAAGAGGGCGTCCTTGTATTGTTCGGGTGAGATGCCGTGGGGGTATAGCTCCTTCATCAGGAACTCACTGAAGGCCACGCTGTCTCCGTAGGCTGCGTTCTTCTC